AAAACGTGCAAATTACAAAGATGAATACCTCATGGAAGATGGTGACTTTGTAAGTAAAAAAGAGTTAGGTGAATGGTTCGAACTGAATGCACCAGTTGAGTCAGAAATAACAAGAGAAATAGTATTTTAAGGAGTAAATTATGGAAAGATTTTTAATCACAACAGAGTCATACATATATGCAGAAGACGAAGCAAAAGCAAAGTCGCTTGCTGGATATGTACAAGGCAAACAAAGAAAGCAATATGACAATCAATGTCATGTTACAAAATTAGAGTACGCACCATTTGGTGGCGGATTCTCAAATAAAAATTTAATTGAAGGAGAAATACTATGAGTAAAGCATTTGATTTACTAAAAGCTGAGCTTAATCAGTATAAAGAAGAAAAAGATATGCAAGAAATAATTGCTAAGCTTGATGCAAGAAAATCAATTATCAAAGAGCAATCTAAATTAACTAAGCAAGTTAAAAAGGCTGGTAAACAATCACCAGGCGGTTTAGACTGTTTCAAAGAAGAAAATATGTATCATAGCGAAAAAGACATATCAAGATATCTTGAAGATACTTCTTATATGGACGCATATCAAGCTTCTAAACTAGACTCGGAGTGGAACTAATGGATAAAGGACATCAAAGAGCCATTGCATTACAAAATGCTAGAGATAGAGCTCAAGACCCAGATTTTAAATTACTATGGGATATGAAACATAGACAACTTATTAAACTTGCAGAAAGAGGAGAAAAAGGACAATGGGCCAATACGACGAAGTAGTAGAAAAACAAAGACAAAAGCTTGCAGCAGAGGATTGGGCAAGTAAAGTAAAAGCAATACATGCCCATAGTGTATCAAGTATGTATTATGACGATAGACCTGAAGATACAAATGGAAAAAGCGTAACTGATATAGAATACAATTCAGGTAGAATAGAGCGTAAACTTACTACAGGAGAAACTTTTATCTTTGACAAATATGAACTTAAGGGAGATGCCCTTATACAATCATTCAATCAAAATAACTAAAATAATCCTTTACATTTACATAAAACTATGGTATAATATACATTATGAACAAATATTTAATCGAAAAAAATAGAATGATGGGAGGTATACAAAAAGTATATAAGTTTCCCAATGGATATGGCGCAAGCGTTATTCAGCATAAAGGTTCATATGGCTATGTAAAAGGACAATGGGAAGTTGCAGTATTACACGAAGGACAACTTTGTTATTCAACTCCTATTACGCACGATGTTATAGGTCATCTTAATGACCCTGAAGTCGATAATATATTGAGGCAAATTAAAAGATTATGAAAAAAACTAAAAGAAGTCCAGTGAGTACTCTAACTCACTCAACCAGAGAAGTGGCAATTCACTTCCTTGCATGGAGAGAAAAGCAAAAACAAAAGACCATGATTGGTCATAATGGTGGTCCAAAATAATGGGGGCTACTAATTTTTATATGGGTTCATTGAGATATGACATTCACGGCAGAAAAAGAAAGAAGCATGCTTCTAACAGAGTAAAGAAAAAGCCTGTTGAATTTAAACCAATGACTATTGAAGTATCTTCTCTTGATAAGCTAAGAGCACAACAAGCTGCACAATATAAATCAGTTATGGAAGAATATATGGAAAGTGGTAACTATCCAAAGGCTGATACTAGTAAAAAAGAAACTATGAAATATACCGGCACTTTAGTAAAAGGTATTGCAACAATGCATAAGTCAAATGCAGTTCCAGTCATTTCACAACAAGAAGCTGAGGATATCAGTAAGATGAGGAGAAACTAATGAATACAATATTTACTGTATTAATAATGATAGGTGCGGCATGGTTCGCATATATGTCAGCACATGTTTATGAAGAACAAAAAAAAGGTAAAGATATTCCATTGCCTTGGGAAAAAGATTAATGGAATACTTTTTATATTTTATAATATTTTGTATGTTATGTAATGGAATAGTTTATATCATACAAGAAATAACTAAGGAGAAACAATGAGTTATTATAATTTTGATGACGTAATGTCAAGACTAGATGATATCGAATCTAAAATCGATACATTAATTGAAAATAAACAAAAGCAAACTAAAGAATACACTTATGATTATATTTCATCATTTTGGAATGATGATACAAAAAGAAAAGCTGAAGTCTTTAAAAGAGGAGACGGCGAGTGGGGTTGTGAGTTTTATGATAATAAAGATTATGACTATACAGAAGTTTATGAAGGTGAAGGTGAATCTTTTGCAGAAGATGCTGCAGAAAATTACATTAATGGAGAAAAGAATTAATCAACGGTCAAGTCTTATCAACGCAACTCCTTATCACCCGCGGAGACTTGGCCAACTTAACAGTGTACATTTACTAAAAAATGTGTTATAATAAAACTAAAAAGGAGAAATATGGCAGTTAGAAAAAGAAAAAGAGGTCCAAGTTTAGATGAAAAGTATCTAGGAGTTGAACCAATATTTACACCTGAGTCAGAATTTACCAGTTCAGCCTGGACAAAAGCAGCTCATTGGTATAATTATTTTTATAAATCAAAAGACTATATGCCAACAACATATCAGTTTGCAACTGAGTATTGTAAGTATAATAAAAAGAAACTTTCAGTATTAAAAAGATTACCAGCCTGGAGATTTATGAAAGTAAATAAACCAATTAAGTTATTGTATAGAGGTTGGCAGTATGATGAAAAATCTATTAATGAAATAAAAAGTTTTGTTGATGAAATGTATAAGCTAGGTCTTAAAGAAAAGAAAGTTGAAGAAGCAAAGAAAGCAAATATTGTAGTTATAACACCAGCAGAAAGAACAAGAAGAAAAGTAATGGAAACTATTTATCATGACTTTGATTCTATTATAGTTGAAGGTTGGTTAGAAAGTGACTTTAAACAAAAGCTTGGTGCGTATAATAGATTTAAAATGCATGGCTTAAAAGGTAATGCAATTAATATATTTAAAAGAGTCATAGAAGACGAATACAATAATATTAAAGAAGCTTATGATAGAACATGCGACCAATGCATTGAAGCATATTCACACTTTAGTAAAGGTGAGAAAAGAAAAATATTAAAACAATTTGAAGAAATATTTGCTGACCTTGAAAGATTAAGAGATTCTTTTAAAGCTGCTAGAATACCTAGAGCTAAAAAACCAAAATCATCAGATGCTCAAGTAGCTAAACTAAAATATTGTGAAGAAGATATTGATGTTAAATTAACATCTATTAATCCAATATTAGTACCTACTAAAAACAAACTTTACGTATATAATCGTAAGAATAGAAAATTGATTGAGTACGTAACAAGTGCAACATCAGGGTTTGAAATAAGTGGTACAAGTATTAAAAACTTTGATAAAGAGTCTAGACAAGCAACTTTAAGAAAACCTGATGAAGTACTACCAATGATTCTCAATAAGACTGAAAAGCAAATTGAAAAGATTTGGGATAGTATTACAACAAAAATTAATAAACCCACAGGCAGAATAAATGCTGACTGTATTTTAATGAGAGTATTTTAGGAGGATAATATGCTATCAGTAGGAGATAAATTTCCAGCTTTCTCACTGCAGGGAATCAATGAAAAAAATGAATTTGTGAGAGTAAATATATATGAAGGATATGAACCTCTTAAAAAAGATTGGTCTGTCGTTTATTTCTATCCAAAGGACTTTACTTTTATTTGTCCAACAGAAATTGCAGCAATGGATTGTTTAGTTGAACATGCAAATGTAGTAGGAATCAGTGGAGACAATGAGTTCTGTAAATTAGCATGGAAACAGGAGAACAATGCAATAGGAAGTATTAATCATACACTTGCAGCAGATTGTGGATTAGGTCTATCACATACTTTAGGTATTGTAAATGGCGATGAAGGTGTACCTTATAGAGCTACTTTTATTTTTGATAGAGATAGAACTATACAACATGTGTCAGTAAATGCATTAGACACAGGTAGAAATGCACAAGAGGTATTAAGAACTTTAAAGGCATTACAAGCAGGCGGACTTACAGGCTGCTCATGGGATGAAGGAGATGACTTTGTCGGATAATCCAATAGACCAAAAGATTATGACTCGTAAAAGATTCTCTACTGCGGTAGAACATCTTGTGAATAATAATAAAATGTCTTATATCGATGCAGCTGCTTATGTTATTGAGCAAAGAGGTATGGACTATAAGAATATGAAAAAGCTTTTAACTGATTCTTTAAAACAAAAGATAGAGGAAGAAGCAGCAAGTCTCAATCTTATTAAAGTTAAAAAAGGAAATAAGCTTCCTATATGAATGACCCGTTTGAATCATATAAACTATATAATGCATTAAAGTTACATTTTGAAACTAACTATGATGCAGTTAAATATAATTTTAAATCAAACGTATCGCCTCAATCTTTCTTTAAACGAAAGGATAAGTTTTTCTTTGCCAAGTTAGCAAAGACATATGAATCTGAATTAAAAGAATTCTATGTTGCTAACTTTAAAAATGATGTAAAGTATGTCGGTGATATGCTAAATGAAGGTGGAGAAAGATATTATAGAGAGCATAAAAAAGTAATGGAATCTTTAACATATAGGTTTCAAAACGATATAAATAAACTAAACGATATGGATGTATCATTTGATTCTCTTCTAGAAGCAGAAGATAATAGTCATCCATTGATAGTAAAGCTTTGGCTTCAAGAAGAAATACTATTGGAAACAATCGTAATCTTGGATTCAATACTTGGGTTTGTAGAACGTGAAAATAAGAAGATAGCTGATACAATTATTTGGCCAGATATCTATCGTAAGATAATGAAATACAAACCTTTCGTAAAGTTTGATAGAGATAAATGTTTAAATTTATTAAAAACAACCTTTACAAATACCGCATAATGTGGTATAATATATTATATAATGAATAAAGTGGATAATTCAGTAATACAGTGTAAATACAGGAGAAATATATGTCACTAGAAAATCTAAAGAGCATGCGAGGCTCATCAATCGATAAACTCGTAAAAGCAGCAGAAGCAGTATCAACAGCAAAACCGGAAACTAATTCCTATGCGGATGACAGATTCTGGAAACCTACTAGAGATAAAGCGGGAAATGGTTATGCCGTAATCAGATTCTTACCTGCAAAAGAAGGTGAAGACCTTCCTTGGGTAAGATATTGGGACCACGGATTTAAAGGTCCTACTGGCTTATGGTATATCGAAAACTCATTGACTTCCATTGGACAAGATGACCCAGTATCGGAAGCAAATTCAGTTCTATGGAATACTGGTAGAGATGAAGATAAAGCTGTTGCAAGGGAAAGAAAAAGAAGATTACATTATGTAAGTAATGTGTTGGTTGTTTCCGACCCAAGCAATCCTCAAAATGAAGGAAAGGTATTTCTTTACAAATTTGGTAAAAAAATCTTTGATAAAATCATGGATGTAATGCAACCACAATTTGCAGATGAACAACCTGTGAATCCTTATGATTTCTGGGAAGGCGCTGACTTTAAAATCAAAATCAGAAAAGTAGAAGGTTGGGTAAACTATGACAAATCAGAGTTTAGTTCACCATCAGCTTTACATGAAGGAGATGAAGCCAGACTTACAGAAGTATATAATGGTCTTTATAGCTTAAACGAGTTTGTTGACCCTGCTAATTATAAATCATATGATGAACTAAGTATGAAACTTAATAAAGTACTTGGTGTTGATGCAGGTCATGCTCCGGTTGAATCAACTATGAGTCAAGCTCCAGTAGCAGAAGCAGCACCGGTTGCAGCAGCTGATACAAGCTTTCCACCAGCAGAAAATAATTCTGATGAGGATGACACCTTAAGCTACTTTGCTAAACTAGCTAAAGAAAGTTAATTAAATTTGATTTTCGAAGGGGACTGAATGGTCCCCTTTTTTATGTGTAAACGTTTGCTATAACGCCATTAACACTTGATACTGCATCTTTAGTAGCAGTTGTTATAACATTAACAGTATCACCTGCTTTTTGTTGTATATCATACATAACAGTTCCACGTCTTGCAAGTTCTTCATCAGATATTCTAGGGCCAGAAATTGCTGCATCTCTCAATGCTTTACCTTCTTCAGATTTAGCATTTATTAGTTGACCATCTTTATTCATTCCATCTGCTTTTGCTTTTAATGAATCTAATGCACTATCACCAGCACTAAATACTTTATTAAATCCTTCTTTAAATCCTTCCATAGGTGTTTTACCACCAGGTAACGCTGCAGCTATTGCACCTAATCCGCCTGCCATAATTGCGTGAGGAAACGTTGCTATTTTTTTAACTATTTTTAACATACTAACGCCAATATTTTTTATAATGCCACCAAATCCTATATCACTAATAGTATCTTTAATTTTTGCAAAGAACTGTATTATACTATCTGTGACCGCATCAAAGGCATCTCCTACTATTTTCGTCAATGAAAATGATGCTAAAAACTCTGCAGCTTTTTCAAATCCAAAGAATCCTAATATTTTACCTAATATAAATCTAAGACCATCTAATATGAAAATAGGACCCATGAGCAATAGATTTTTAAATCCACCCATTATACCTGCAAATAATTTAGTAACAAAACTTCCGTCTTCATATTTTTTAAATCCTTTGAAGAAACCTACAATAAAGTTAAATACACCAAAGAATCTACCAAGAACTCTACCTATACCTTTAAAAGCATTACCTACTCTTCCTAAGAATTGAAAAGCTGTTTGTATAGGCTTTAATGTTTTAAAGAAAGTAAATAGATTAGTTCCTAATTTACTAAAAAAACCAGTTGTTGAAATGGCTGCTTTACCTGCTTTATCTATTGACTTAACAATTTTACTTTGTTGTGTACCAAATAATTTAACTAATCCATTTAATGGTTTAAACAATGTGTCAAGAGCTTTTGCAAATAAACCTATAAATTTTGATTGTGTAGGTACATTAAATTTAATTTTAGTTAAAGATTCTAATGCACCAAATCTGCCTGCTAAAAAACCAGTTACAGCAGTTAAAACTTTTAATACATTTGATACACTAACTCTCACAATTCGAAAGATATCTTTCATAACTGTCATTAATTCTTTACCAGCTTTAGCTAAAAATCCTGGTGGTTTATTTCCTTTTGGTTTAAATATATTTACAAAAGCTTTAAATCCATTTGAAACATTAGTTTGTATACCTAATCTTAAATTTTTAAAGAAACCTGGAAACCCTAGCAACTTTCCTATTTTAGTACCTATTGCAGATAAACCTTTTCCTATTAATCTAAATGGTTCAAAGAATACTGATGATAAAAATCCTAATAATACACCACGTATTGCAGTTCTTATTATAATACCCATTATAACACCACGGCCTTTGTTACCAAATTCTGCTTTAAGTGTTTCTACATTTTCACCTGTAAATTTAGAAATCTTTTCAAGTAAATCATTACGTTCAGCATCTCTTCTTGCTTCTACTCTAGCTCTTAGCATTTGCTCTTTTTCAGCTTCTAAATCATCTAATCTTCCATCTTTTAATACTGCAATTAAATCTTCAATTGCGCTTAATTGATTAGTGTCTAAATTGGCACCTTCGTTTTGCATGTAATCACGAAGTTCTTGTGTATACCTTGCAGTTTCTTCAGCCATTTCAGTAGCTGCATTTAATTCCTGCAATTGTTCTACAACATCACCTAATGTTTTTTGATTTGGAGCTTCTGCCATTTAACTATTCCTATTTACCGAATGCTTTACCAGCTTCTGATATACCAAATGAACCTAATGTTACCACCACAAATGATGTATAAATTGTCTCAGATACTTTTAAATCTAGGTCCCACACTAATGCAGTAACTAAATCTGTTATACCAAAACACATCATTAGAAAGAATGATATAAATCCTATGATTGCTTTTTCATTTAAGTCATTATCATCTAAAAATAAATCCATGAATTTTCTTTTACGAGGTCCTAGTTGCTCTGCAGCAAGTCTAGCTTCCTCTTTCATTTCTTTAATCTGGTCTTCTTGTTCGTCAAGCTTCTCAATCATAGCCATATACTTATCTAAGTCTATTTCTACTTCATTTCTGCTATTGTCTTGTCCTTCAGCCATTATAATCTCCTTTGTTCGTTTTTT